AATTCAGCGGAGGCAATCGAGCTATAAGTTCCGCCCGATGTAGAAGCCTTCCAGATTTTCAACTGACTTGCGGAAATTGCGCCGATGCCAGCCGTCCCACCCAGCGAAAACACAAAGCGGGCGCGGGCGAAACCGGTTGTATCTACAGCGATGCCGACAACAGACGTACTGGTAACGCTGTTGGCAATCGCCTGTTTTACATCAATATAATCTTCAAGATGTTTCATCTCAGGCCTCCTTATGAAGCGTTGGTCAGGTAGTAGAAGGCTTCACTTTGAAGCACGCCACCACCCCGGAAAATTGAGGCGAAGATGCCGATCTGCCCGGTCGCCTGGTACAGATACGGATTGCGTTGTACAACCATGCCGGGTTTTTCAGCGACGGCATAATAGGTCATATTGCCGAAAATGACGCACTTGGCGGAGGCGGTTGTGTAAGGATCAAGGTCATCGTTCACGACAGCCTTATAGCCAAAGAAGTCGCCATCCTGCGGGGTTTGCACATACGCGAACGGAACGGCGGAAGTTCCACCGCTGCCTTTCAAATACCACTTGGTTTTATTCGCCATCAGCATTGCAGACTCGCTGGGGACGTTGTACCCTCCACCGAGGAAGCCGATCAATGCGGAAAGTTCCGAAGGCAGGATAATGTCGGTCGTGGCTGTGGTGTTGGCAACAGTCGCGCCGGTGACAATACCTTCGGGTTGGCTTGTGCCTGTGCCGGTTGTGAAGATGGTATTCTCAGTCCCAGCCACCGCACGCCCAAGCGCATTGGCAAACCATGATTCCCAATTCGTGCCGTTGTACATCAGGAACTCTTCCGAGACTTTGGTGAGTTTGGTGTACTTGTAAAGGATGATGTCCTTCTGGCTTACGGTGCCTTCGTTCTCATCGTATGTGCCAGCCTCAGCGGTCAATACGAAGTCAGTCATGCTGGTGTTTTCACGCGGGACAAGGATGTGATCGGCGGGAGTCGTGAAATACTGCGCGGGGACTTGACGCACCCATGAGGCAATGTTGCGCTTCTCAATGATCTGGTTGTATAGCGGGTCAGGCACCAGGAATCCACCGGTCGCGCCATCATTGACATTCCATGCGGCCTTGCCTTCATTGCCGACATAGTATGATCCACCGGCTTTCATAAAGTCAGCGGTAGGGCGTTTGAGACTGGAGTTAACCTGTCCGGTTCCCATCCAATGTTTGAACGCGCCGACGCCGTCATTGTCATCGTCGGTAGGTTCGGTGGAATGGTAGGTGGGGGGGCGTTGGGATTTGAGATCCTCCATCGCCTTTTTGTAGCCTGCATCCTCCGCGGCTTTTAATTCCGCCGCCTTCTGCGCTTCTGCCTGTTGTTTCGCTTCGCGTTCGGCAAGCGCGGCAGCTACCGCTTTTGCTGCAATTTCAGCAACAGCGGTTTCGTTAATTCCATCCATTTCTTTCTCCTTCCCCTGTTCGGGGGATTCATTTGTGGTTATGTTGGTTTGCTCAATTTGCTCCGCCATATCGGGCAACGCCGCATCAGCAGGGATAAACGATTTGTAATAGGGGATGTCTTGCGCCAATGCTTTCAGCGCGGTGACAATGTTCCTGTCCATCATGCGCGGTTCCATCGGGGTAACGGTGAGCGAGTCGCGTTCGAGGGGCCAACGTTTAATTTCGCCGTTCTCGTCTTTCTCGACCTGTCCCGCCACGCCCTGCGATGAACTGCCCACCAGTCCCGCACGTAAAAGTGGTTCGAGCCAGCGCATGTATTCATGGCGGCGGTTTAACACGCGCCGCACAATGACACCTTCATCGTCAACTTTGGCTGTTTTCCAATCGACAAAGCCGAGCACGGTATCCTTGTTGTTGCCAATCGCATCCGGATCGCGTCCATGTTCAAAGTCCACATAGATGCGCCCGGTCTTGGTGTAGTCGCTTTCCAGGTCGGTGGATTTGGTGAAAAATTCCCCCAATGACCCGTCAGGGTTTTTGCCGTGGGCATACCCGGTCAAGTCCCGCCCGTCAAAAAGAACGATATGGTTCTCGACCACCAACTCATAAGGCGACTCGACAACGGCCTTGAGTGCGTTCGATTTTTCGGTCATGCAGGCAGCTCCCTGTTTCACGGAAAAGTCATGGATGGTTTGGATGTCTTTTATGTCCTTCGCGCTATGCCGCGCGCCTGCCTTTTCGGATTGTTCTACTATTTCAACCTTAATGGTTACATCTGCTTCTTCATCAGCCATAGTGCCTCTTGAAAAATTAACAAAAAAACGCCGGTCTATGGAATTCATCACGAATTCCATAGACCGGCGTCAGCTAGGTAGGGTCTCAGCGGCACAATCGCAAACTGCGATATGCGCCGTTAAATTGTTGGGGTCATTTTACTACAAATTTATATTTTTGGTAGTGCTAGTCAAGCAGTCTCTCCGTTTTCGCCGTATCCACCGGCAGATACACCGGCATCGGCACGGGCTTGTCCAGTTCGTAGACAATATTATCACTATACCGCCTTGCCAGTTCGGTCATTGTAACCGGTTCATTACTGCCGACATCATACGCTTCACCGCTTGCGCCGTACAACAGAATAGCCCACATCCATGCGCCTAATTCAGATCCGTGCATGTATGACCGCACACACGAACCATCGCCCCAAATGTGTAACGGCTTGCCCGCTTTGGCGCGTTTCTCAAATTGTACAATGGCTTTGTTATCGTCCAACCCTTCGCCGCAGAATGTAAACAGGCGGGCGATCACCACATCCGCGCCACTATCAAGGCAATATTGCTCCCAATTTATTTTATTGCGTCGATACTCAGTGTTATTCTCAGGATGGTATACAATGCCTGACGAACAATACAGCAGGCGGGCGTTATCTTTAGCCGCCTGACTGACCACCAGGTCGGGCATGATTGGCGCAAGGTGTACAATGTATTCCCAGCGCACATCACGCCATGCGCCTATGGCGTAGTCGTTGCGGTCAATCGGGAACACTGCCACATTGCCGGGGGCAGTCCAGCGCATCCATTTTCCAACAAACCCCGTCCCCCCGGTGATAAGCACTTTATCCATATTATCTTTTTATTCTGTGGATTGTTGTTACCTCCACATCCTCAAATTCAATCTGTTTTCCTAGAATAACGCCTTCAATACGTAGCCCATTTCCTCTCATTTGCATCAATTCTGTGAAGCGTTTTTCCAGCTTGTTTACATCGTTTTTATCAAACTCCTCGATATTCGCACCATCGTAATCATGCCAGAACAAAAAATATTTATCCATCGTAGAATCTCCTAATAACCTCAATTTGATAGTCTCGCATCTCATCAGTGATACCTGGAAACACGCCGACACAAATCGCTTCTTCATGCACCCTGTTAGCACCGGGCAAATGTCCGAGTACTTGATATTCCACGCTTCGATAGGCGGGCTGTCTGGTTAGGTTGCCTCCGAACATCGGTCTATTACCAACTCCATTGGCGTCCAAATAACACGCCAATTTGTTGCGTTCTGGTGTCAGGAAGGCAAAGTAAAACCATGATGGATCACTGTCTGGCGTTGCCTCCACAATTTCAATCGGCAGGTCAATCAGATTGTCATGCAAGTATTTCCAGTTCTCCTTACGCCTTGCAACAAAGCCGTTCAATCGGTCAAGCTGTGCGACACCCACAGCAGCGGCGAAGTCGTTTGCTTTTAGGTTGTACCCAACCCTGCTAAACACATGCTTGTGATCGTAGTCTCCATCATATCTTGTGCCGCAAGTATTATCCTCACCGGGCGCACACCAACAATCGCGTCCCCAATCCCTATATGACTCAATTATCTTTTTCAGCTTCGGACTATCCGTCAACACCGCGCCGCCTTCGCCCATCGTGATATGATGCGCGGGATAAAAAGAGTAGGTGGACATCACACCCGCGCGCCCGACCATGCGCCCGTGGATGGTGGAGCCTATACTGTCACAACAGTCCTCCACAATCGGGATGCCATGCGGCACAAAACTAAAATCAACCGGGTTTCCCAGCGTATGCGCCGCCACGACTGCACGGATGTTATGGTCAATCTCCACTGGCAGCATGTTTAGCGTTTTCGGGTCACTGTCTACAAACACGGGAATGCACCCGCGCTGAATAATGGCGTTGACTGTGGTGGGGAAGCCAACAGCAGGCGTAAGTACGCGCGAGCCTTTTGGCATCTCCAACGCCGACAACGCCAATAGTAACGCGCTTGAACCGCTGTTGCATAGTATCGCATGACGCGCGCCCATGTATTGTGCAAAGCCGCGTTCAAATTTATCCGTCCATGCGCCGCCGCCGTAGTGCTGGGAGTTGGCAACCTGCTTGACATTATCGGCTTCTTCTTTTCCGGTTACTTGTCCTGATATGGGTACTTTCATTTTGCACACCTTTTGACAGGTGCGCAACGGTACACTGATTCATGATTATCCTTTCATGTAATTCGCCTGCGCCAACACGCAAGGCGGTTTGATTAACCGATTTGATTTATTGGTTCATCGTCCAGCGTATCATGCGAATCAAAGAAAAAACGTTTGTTCGGACACCGCCAATAATTCCACAATGCATTCGTCGGTTTTCCAGTATCACGGTCAAACTTTTTTTCTTGCGGCTTGGTGATGTGAATAAGTTTTGCGCCACAATGAGTACAATAAAGAGTCTCTTTTTTGTCGTTTTTCATCGTCTACCTTTCCAGAGTAAGGCGTTCACCGTCCCACTCCATAAGTTCCTGCAAATCATCAATCTTCGGACTCATATCGGCCATGTCATCCCGATAGAATACACCATCCACGCGCCGCGCCATCGCCCGCGGATACTGTGCCCATGCCGGATCAATTGCCACCTCAACAATCAACGGGGAGAAGTTGAAGCACTTGTTAAACTCATTCATATTATCACCGGTCAATCTAAAATATGGGATGCGATATGCCACAGCAATGGCTTCGATGTCTGGAAGGGTCAGTCCTGATTTTACATCACTGCCCACCCGATGACCATTGAAGCGGATGTCTTGGTTGTTACTGATGGAGGCGTAGCCGCCATTGTTGAACACAAAGAATATAACAGGCAGGCGCAAGCGGCGGATGGTTTCCAGTTCTTGCGCGTTCATGGCAAAGCCGCCGTCACCCGTCACACAGATGGTACGCCGTCCGGTCGCCACTGCTGCGCCCAATGCCATCGGTATATCTGCGCCCATGCAACCGATGGAGGATACATTCGATACACGTTGCCCCGCTTTGACTTTGTACGTTTGTAAAAACGTGGTCGCCGGGTTGCCGCTTGAACCAATGGCAAACACATCACCTGCATTACTGTACAATGATAACAGGTCGATAAACAGGAACGGGTCAACGAATTTGCTGCCAGTCGGATTGCCGTCCAGTTCGGGGCGGAAACGGGCGTATAGTGCCTTGCACCATGCGAGCCAGTCGGCATACTGATCGCTTAGATGGCATACCATCGCGGACGATTTTGTTGTTGTGTGATAACGCGGCGGGAACTTCTGCAACTCCGCTTCGTCCACATCGTAGACATATATTTCGGCGTTCGGCGCAAAGGCATCGTAATCGTAAAATACCTGTTCAGGGTCAAGCCGTGCGCCGAAACAATACAGATGGGTCGCTTTTTGTTGAATGATATTTGCGGCGCGTTGACCGAGGATGCCAGGGCGACCAACAAAAACAGGGGAGTCCTCAGGTACGAGATCACAGCCCATACAAGTTGTCATCACCGGAATATTCAAACTGCATAGATGTTCAATCAGCGCGGGGTCATTTCTTATCCCGTTGCCGATAAGTATACAGGGGCGGTAGTTCATCACGCCTCAACTTTCTGCGCTTGTATATCCTGCGGAACTTCTAGCCATACCGGCCCGGCGCGTCCCTCTTTGGCAATGGCTATCAGTTCATCCAAGTCCCTGAGTGCCGACTCGGCGGATAATAAAGTCCTTGCGGCTTTTGTTATCGGACTCACCATCGGAATCGTTTTGCCTTCCTGCGTCCCGCGCGAACGCATCCCATCCAATGCCATCCATTGAGTCATGACATTGCCTGATATAAAAATGCAGGGTATTGAATCCATCCACGCCGCAAGGCAGGGCGTCATGGCATTGGTCGCGCCGGGGCCGGAGGTCGTAAGGCACACGCCGAAACCACGATGCTGGGCGTAAGCTACTGCCGCGAATCCCGCGCCTTGCTCATGCAAACACGCCGCGGGTTTTATATTCGAATACCCCAGCGCATCCACCAAATCCGCCGCCAAGCCGCCCGCGAGAAAGAAGGCGGTATCCACTTCCTTTTCCAATCGTTGCCAAATCAAATCAGAAACTCGCATTGTTGCCCTTTCTATATTTCAATAATTTTATTGGTAATACCCATTGCACGAATTGCCTGTATCAACCGCCCGCGTTGCCCCTGTGCCAGTATGACAATCGGCGCATCGTTATCAGGTCGCTCCAAAACCGGTTTGCCGTTGTACGTTGTGCCACGATAAGCGGGGTCGTTATCAATGTAATTTAGGACGTTCAACTTTGCCCATGTTACGGCGTTCCACGTCACATCACCCAACCCCCAAATGTTGACCGGCTCTGTTATTCTGTCAATCTTGTACGACCTTTTCCCCATGCTTTCTTGGATATGTTCTTTAGACGCCCGCGCCACATCCAGCCGCTTGAAGTGCACCTGATAGCACGGTCCAAACTCCAAGTCGTACGGCTTGACCTTTATTAGTTCAAAGCCATAACAATATGCAAGCTCAAGCAGATTGCGTAATGTAAAATGGTTCAAGTGCTTGGTGTTGTAATCAAGAATGGGCATCTTCCACTTTAGTAATAACCCCGTTGCGTCCGGTACATCTATTATCAACAAGCCATTATCCGCCAACGCGGCATTTATTTCATTCATCGCGGCGGGCAGGTTGTAAATGTGTTCCAGCACATGCGACGCATACAATACGTCGCATGACGGTATCGTTTCGCCAACGTTCACACATTGCGCATCCATATTCAGCCGTCTGAGTTCATCCACCAATAAAATTATTGAAATATAGAAAGGATAAACAATGAGCAACGATGCCAATATCCCGATCTACGAGATAGACCCAAAGAAGAAATATATACTAAGCGTCAGTCACGCTTCAATTGAACACACGGAACAAATTAAGCACGCAATAAAGGAGTGGCTTGCTGATGACAGC